ATTGGTGTTTAAATCAAGATTCGTTAAAAATTTTCTACTCATTTTTTTTCACCTGCCCTTTTTATGAAAGATATGCCTTTCCTGAAAATGCTCCAGCAAAGGTTAGTACTACAGTAGTTTCATTAGCATAGTTATATGACCCCTCAATAACTGTTCCTGCTGAATCTACTACTGTTATATTAGGAATAAATCCTAAATTGTGATTGATAGTCCATGTAGTGCTTGGTGCACTTTGAACATGAACATACCCTAACTCTTGGTTTGTAACTAAATCTACTGGTATACCCCAACCACTAGATGTTTTTGGTCCATAAAGTTCTTGTGTAAGTTTATCTATATAATGATCGCCAATGTCTCCGAATGAAGAACTAGGTGCACCGTTACCACTTAATACACTTGCACCTCTTGGTCCTTGTGGTCCAGAAGTTCCCAATGCAACAACAACCGTTTGTTCATTTACTGAAATGTCTACATTTTGTTCAGCAGAAACTACAGTTACTGGACTTTCTACAACGGATACAGTTACATCTGCCACTATCTTGTCACCTCTGGGGTTACATTAAATCGACCTTCTATAAGTCTATCTGTAATTCCGCCACTTGATTCTACTTCTAAATCGTAAACGTGGTCCCCAGTGATGAAGTCTTTGGTTATTGTGTCTTCTATTAATATGTCTATTGTTCCAGCACTTGCACCAAGTGTTATTCCACTACCATTTGTTAAAAATACAATATAGTTTTCTGAGTCATGAGTTTCTCTAACTTGTAGTCGTGCTGAGTATCCAGTTAAATTTACTGGTGTGCTATCTATTTGATAAGTAAGTGTTCTACGGAATGTACTGCCTTGAGGGCAAGTAAAATTTAATCTCCCTGGGGTCATGAGGGTACTCCTAAAGAGGCGGAAGCCTCAACTTCATTATACCAAATTATTTATCTACTATTGAGATTACTATGTCTTTAATTACTTCTAATTCCCCAGAAATTTGGGATAGTTCATTTTTCATTTTATTTTGATCTCTACGGATATAGTCAATTTTATCTGACATGCTTGATCCACCGTTTGGCATTATTTGTCTTTCTATTTTTTCTAGGCGTTCTAATAATGTGTCGCCTTTTTTATTTTTGCCCAATAGCCCTTCAAATCTTCTAGCCATTGCGTATCCTACACTAAGTGCTACACCTATTACGGTTAACATTTGCCAGGTATTGGCAAGGGTAGCAAGAAAGTTCATTTCCATTATAATAAAATTATAACATTGACTTACTGTATATTACCCACTATAATTGATATATAAGGAGTGGTGAATATGGCAAAGTCAAAAGTTAAAGAAAAAGAAGAAATTAAGTATGTTCTTACAGCATTAGATCGTTGTGATCGTTGCTCAGCCCAGGCTTGGGTAAAAGCAAACGGGGTAAATGGAGAATTACTATTTTGCTCTCATCATTACAATAAAATAGAGAATACTATTAAAGAATGGGCCTTTGAAATAGTCGATGAAAGATTCAGACTAGAAGAAAACAGGTTACAAGGTTCAGCCAATTAATGGTATAATTATTAAGTCTTGTTAGGAATTAAGTCTTTAAAAACTTTTCCTGGCGATATACTGAGGGCCGATCCTACACCACCAACCACCATGGATCGGCTCTCTCCTTTTAATATATTTTATCTTGCAAATACTGGTAAAGGCTTGGCTCTGATTTAGCCAAGGTAGACCATCTATCTTTATTATCATTTAAATTCTTACTAATACTATCAATATCTCCATCTACATCATATGTGTAATTCATTCCAGATAGCATGCACATAATTCCATTATTTGAATAATTGTATTTATTTTTTATATTTGTTATTTCTGGATTATTGGACATATCTTTCCAATACCCCGTATCTTCTCTTTGACTTAAAGCATAATGTAATGATATAAAGTTAAGAAAGTCATCATATATAAATCTAGTTTCTTTATTGTACTTATCTATGTCCAGAGTATCAATTGTTTCTATCATTTTAAATAAGAACTCATGAACTGTGAATAGCCCATTGCTTTCAAGTGGTTCAATAAATCCAGCAGCCAATCCTATTGCTGCAACATTTTTTACCCAAGTTCTTTTATGTATTCCAACACGCATTCTGACATCATTAAATTGTAATCCTTCTAAATCTTCTAATGTTCTTTTAACTATCATCTTGTCTGATGTTAAATAGTTTTTAAATTGAACAAGTGCTTCTTCTGGGCTAACATACTTGTCGCTGTATACGTATCCAGTTCCTAGTCTTGACCATAATGGTATGTTCCAACACCAACCATTTTCTATTGCTGTGCAATTTGTGAATGGCTCTAGTTCTTTTTCTTTATCTTTGTAAGGTAGTCTTACAGCCCAGGCACGGTTATTGGGTAACACATTGTTTTTAGATACAAACTCTTCACCTAGTGCTTGACCTAATAGTAGGCTTTTGAATCCTGTGCAGTCTATGTAAAGATCGGCGGTATGTATAGATCCATCTTCCATAATTAATTCTTTAATACCATCTTCTACTACAACATCTTTAACATTTCCTATAATATGATTTATTCCTTTGGGTTTGGCATATTTTTCTTTTAACCAGTTTCCAAATTTGGCAGCATCAAAATGGTATACAACATGTTCGTAAAAGTTGAAGTTATCAAAGTTATCTTTTTCTGATATTTTGTTTTGTTCGAATAAGGCAGCGGCAAAGTAATATGATCTAACATAGTCTTTTAGGTCTAAATCTGAATTATTTTTTTTAAGTACGTGCCAGTCTAAAACTCCTTTTTCAGTATTCTCTAAGTAAGGTCCGCCGACTGGGTAGAAGAAATATCCAAAGTCTTTTTTATAAAAGTCGGTAAATTTGATAGACATCTTGTAAGAGGCGTCACATTCCTTCATGAAGTCTTTGTCTTGTATGCTTAATGCTTTGAGCCAGTTATTAATTTCGGTGATGGTGCTTTCGCCAACACCTACTGTCGCAATATCATTAGACTCTATGAGTGTTATGTTTTTATTTGGAAAGAATTTTATAAGAGTAGAAGCGGTCATCCAGCCTGCAGTTCCGCCACCAACAATAATTATGTCTTTTATTTTTTTCATGGCATGAAGTGTTTAATTAGTGCTAGTAATGCAAGTATGGTCCAGGCTACGTTGAATAAGATTATACTTGGCAGTGTTTTTTTGGTCGAGGACCAAATTAAGGCGAGGGATGAGATAAGTGCAAATATGTAAAGCCACCACCATTGTTTGCCTAAAAGTAGTCCTGGAAAGATGATGATAACTTTAGTGAAGAAAGCAAAAAATTCGACAAGATTAGGTTTGTTCCAATATTTTTTATTACGCATTGTCTTAATTGCGGATATCCACTCTATATTCATATATCTCCTTTTAGGTCGGCGATATTAGTATAACACCCCACCCCCCTTTGCACTTTTGAGACTATCGTCTCTTTTGCAACATTTTTGGGGGTATGGTAATATTATCGATATGACAGCAAAACCATGGGACATATTAGATCCATCAAAAAGAACTAGTGAAGAAAAAGGGTATTCTCGTATGGACATATGTAACAAATGTGAACATTTAATAAATATGACCAAAACATGTATGAAATGTGGATGCTTTATGACTATTAAAACAAGAATAGAAGAAGCATATTGTCCAATAGGGAAATGGTAATTTTCCTACCCCCCTATTTTTATGGTCACATTCTTATTATAATGAATATGAACATTGTTATAAGATAAAGAACCATTTTTGGTTAATACCCCAATTTTTTGAACATGACCATTATTAACAGAATAAATTAATAGGCCAGGATTGGCAATATTAGAATCTAATCCTCTTTTAGGTCTATATTCAATGAAAAGTTTTTCTTGGCCAAAATTGACTACCCCCATTTTTAGCCCCTTCTTGGCATCTAATGCAGACAATTTAATAGAGGTATCACCAGATATACACTTAATGTCTTTAGCCCCAATCCAGCCCGTTCTGAGGCGTTCATAGCCCAAGAAACCAGCACCTCTCATAGCATGAGACATAATTGTGTAATCTTCAATAAATTCAAAGGATGCACCATTGCCACCATAAAGATCAACCAGCCCAAAAGAGTGACCCATTTCATGTGCTGCAATAAAATAAGAATACAAACCTTTCATAAACAAATCAGAACCCATAAAGAAACCACCAAGTGCTTTACCATCAAAATTAACATTGAAAGCAACATTGGCATTCAATTCATATGCCATAGGATTAGCAAGAATAATAACACCTTTATATTTAGAGAAATCAATATTCCCATCTACCCTGCCGATTACATCATTAGCAAAAGAAGTCACATCAACCCTGCCTTGCAAATTATATGCAGAAGTCACATTAGGAAGATCAACCCACTGCTTATAAGGATCCAAAACAATCTTAGTCTTACCATAAGAAACAGTCTCATAATAGTCAACAATAGGCTCAATAGCATCAACCAACCCCACCCCATAAGAACTATCTAACTTAGGTTGATCAGAAAAATTAACAAACAAAACTTTATATTTTGCTGTCTTAGGGGCCTTACTAGTCTCTACCCCACAAATATCTGCTGCAGCAGCAGGAGACACAAATAACGATAATAACAATACTGTTGATAATATAATTTTTTTCATACAACAAGTTTAGTCCAAAAAGGACCTAATGTCAACTATTTTGTTTATTCTGTAATTCTTTAATTCTTTCAGAACCAATTGCTTCTTCAAGAGTTTGATTAGACTTACCAGCAACACTTTTACCAGGATAACCTATTAATCCCATCATTCTTCTCATATCATAAATAGATCTTTGAGGAGGAATTCTAGTTCCTCTTTCACTTCTAGTATTTTTATGCCTACCCATTTTTATTACCCTTCTTTATTTTCATACAACTATAACACATAGATCTATAACCATCAGAGGACTTATCATACTTATCAAAATCTGAATAACTCTTTAATTCTAAACACCATATACACTTCTTATTTTTAGAGGGTTTGTTATCTTTTTTCATTCTTTTTTTTTCTAAGTATTCTGCCTTTCCTTTCCCCCCCATTATACACACATATAAAAGATTTTGTCAAATCGTGAGGAAATTAGATACCCCCTGCGTTCCTTTATAGGGTAGAGGCAGAGGGTACGGTCCGTGCTAGACGGAGAGTTCTTAGAGAGCGTATCCCTTACAAGATCTCGGTATAAACATTATAAACCCCATTTTCTGAAAAATCTGAATTTTTGTCTGATTTGTATGATGTATGATCTAAAAAATTTTTTTAATAAAATTAGCGAGCCCATTTTATTTGGACTCGCTAAAATTATTTTTAATTTATTTTTACATATTTCTTTCATTTTGGAAGGTGACTATGGCGTGACAATTTGCACACAATATATCGCATTTGTTGATTTCGTTTAATAGTGTGCTAATGCTAACGCCACGACTTGCAAGGTCGCTAGGGTGCACAATTTTGCCATTTGTTGAAGTGTATTTTGTTACACCTTGCTTATGGCTAAATTGTAATTGGTAATAAAATAATTCGTTAGCACAAGATTGTTTTATGCCTAACTTAGCCCACTCACAACCACGCAAAGTTTTCTCGCGTGTCATAATTAGACGCAATACGCGTGCGTGTAATTGTTTTTTATTTTCGCCGTAGACCTCATGAGCCTCAAAAATTGCTTCGTGGCTATTTTCTAGGGCTTCGTATCTATCTGTGAACCAACCTACTCGCTCGAATTGACCTAATTCTTCACCCTTGAACACTAGGCAGATTTCGGTTTTCATTTTGTAACCTTTCATTTTGTAGGGCAGATTTTCTGACCTAGTGAAAGCATATAACACAACCCCCCCGACCTCAAGCATTGACCCCCCCCTATTTTGTAGGCGTGTCTTATTGTGTCGAGTGTTAGCCCCAGAGGTCAAGCCCGAACACCTGTTCGAGTCCGAAATGTCCGATTTGTCTAGAAACTCCCAAAATGTCCAAAATGTCCGAATTGTCTAAATGGGGGTGGGGGTCGTCCTATTTACGATGACCTATTTATGACCCCGATTTTTATGATGCATGAAATTATTTCACAACAATTTCTTGAACTTGATATTCATCTGCGTAATCTTCTTTACCAGAATCTTTTAGCATTTCAATTAGATACAATTCTGCATCTTCTTTATTTATAAAGAAATTATCAAAATCAAATCCTTCATAATCTCTTACTATTCCGTATATTTTCATTGTATTGCCTTTAGTTTGTTTGATATTTCAAATATATACTATACCCCCGACAATTCTTAGCACCACCCCATGCAACACGCTGGGACGTCCGAGGCCGACACGCCCGACTGCGTTGCAACTATTTACGATGATCTATTTATGACCCCGACTTTTGGTATACCGAAAATTTTGCGACACACCCCCCCCACCTACCAATCATGTCAGACCCCTCTGCTATATTTAAGATATAACAAAATGAAAGGTAATAAAATGAAATCAATATCAGTAACTAGCAAACTAAGTGACGGCTTAGAAGTGCCGTTTATTTACGAGATAGACTCTATCCAAAAGGCTCTAGAGATTATACAAAACACCATAGAACTTGGTGCTGAAATAAGTGAGGTAGTAATTAAATGAGTAACCTAGTAGAGGCAACTTGTTGCAAATGCCAAATACAATTCGATATATTGGCTAAGTGGTATTCTGCACCTGCACTATGCTACGATTGTGCTATGGATAAGGCAGGTTATTAAATGAAACTAACACAACGAGGAAAATATGTTGTAATTGTTGGATACACAATTATTATGACATTATTGCTAACTATGACTTGGAATAAATATGATAAAAAAGGTTGTGTAGATAAATATACAGCAGATATTTTGTCTACCCAATTTTTATATGGTGAAGGAATAGATGTTGATAGAGCCATGACTGCTATTTATAATAATGGTGGTTGGATAGAAGATGAATTAACTCCAGATGTAGAGGTAATATTTCCTTGCTTAAAAAATGAGGATTTAATTTAATCTACCCCCGCCCTGCCTGGGAGATCCGAGGCGGCATTTTGTCAGTCCTTTATGATAAAGTAAAATCAACTACAAAAAAAGGAAAACAAAAATGACATACACAAGACAACACTTCCAACAAGTGGCTTCTATATTAAATCAATTCAAAGATGAATTACCTCAAACAACATTTGAAGAAATTGTTATGGAATTTGGTGATTTGTTTTTGGCTAATAATGAAAGATTTGATGACGCTAAATTTCAAGCAGCCTGTGGAATTACCTGGCCTACATTTGTAAGATTGTAATCTATTAAGGTGGGGCTTAATTGCTCCACCCGCTATGATCGCCTGGGACCCCCGCGGCGGCGTGTCGCATTGAAAATTGTCAGACCCATGTGTTACGATTTTATCAAAGATAAAAGATAGGATATAAAAATGGGATATATAGAAATAACAGATATAGATAATGACGGAGTGTCCGTTACAGATATGTCAGACGCTAGTGATATATTAAGATTAGAAATTATGCTTGCCATGATTTCAGAAATGAAAGGAAATAAATAAATGGATAAAGATACAATGCTAGATTTAATTCATAGTGAATTAAGTGCACAATATAACGATAATACCCTTGCAGACTACGCTTTGCTTGGAACACTAAAGTCATTAGTAACTCATGACGCTTTAATTGGATACATAAATAGAAATGGTTGGAATAAATAATGAGTCTAGTATGTTGGAGATGTGAAACAGATATTCCTATGAATACCCCTGTTCACGATAATAAATATGCCCTTTGCTATGATTGTGCCATGGATAAGGTTATGGCATGAAAGGTATCAAGTGTTTATTCTGTGATGAATATAATGTGGCACGGAATATAGATAAAGATTGGTTTCTTTGTCTGTCATGTGGTTTAGACTATGAATTGGAAAAGGAGAAAATAAATGGCTAGTTGGGCTAAATGCGAAATATGCAATAACGATAAAAAATATTTCCAAGTTGTATGTGAGGTGTGTTGGTCAAGAAGAAATCACCCTGCCTACTATGATAAGATAAGCGAAATAGAAAATAGAAAGGACTATCAAAGTGTCTAATTCAACACAACTATGGTATGCAGGAACTATCACGCAATTTGGTGATATGCAAAAAATCTATGATGATGAAACATTGTGGACTCTTGAAAGTAAAGACGGCAAGTGGGCTAGTGTAATTCTTGACGGCGTTGATGTGTACAATGTTAGAGGTGAGGGTGCATGGAACTTAGCAAGAAAAGTTGCAGAATCCTTTTTACTTAAAAGAGAACAACTAGAACAAGAGGGGTGGGTCGTAGCATAATGACCACTTGTGATATTTGTAAAACTAATATAAACTATGACGAAGACGGAGGACATATTTATCCTGACAACAGCGTATTGTGTCCACCTTGCGAGGGAGAACAATAATGGAACCACATTGGCACGATTACTTAAAAACAGCAAAAGATAAAATACTATCTGCACAGACTTATATAGATGAGATAGCACGATACTCAACTATTACTGACGGCACAGAAGAACAACTATTGCGTTTGTCAGAGCATTGTACTAAGATGAGTAAAACAATAAATGTAATACTAAAATATGAAAAGGAGAACGCTAATGTCTGACCCAAGATTTTTAATGGCAGAGACTTATACAATACTAAAAGGAAATTCTAAACTAGAAGACGCTTTTAGTGAAGAAATAAATAAAGTTAATTCACCAGAAGAAGCGATTGAAGTTTGTTTCAAGTATCAAGAGTTGGTAACAAATGCCTAAAAAACCAATACATAAAATGGTTGATGAAGTATTTGATAAAGATATAACACAAGACTTAATAGATGAATTAGCAGAGGAAAAAACCTTTATAGTTAATACATTGA